ATCTAATGAACCCCATGCATCTAATTGATCTAAATTAGGATTTGTAACCGACATTAATCAACAGATATAGTTATGTCGCCTGAACTTACTTTTAACACATCGCCGGTAGCTATATCTTTACTAGCGGCAAATGATCCGTGAAATAATAAATTACCACTACTTGATGCATCCCAAAGTGACCAATGGGAAACAGTACCCCAAGAGCCGGTAGCAGTTGGGAAAGTAACAGTACTATTAGAACTTGCTGAACCACTAGATGCGGCCGCAAAAGTAATAGCTTGACGTGCATAACCTGAACCACTTAATTCTGTTCCAGATCCAGCGTCTAAAGCTGAAGTTGTATGTAATCCTATATAAACATTACTAGGTTGTGTATAAGCTGTAGTTCCTAAACTATGATCTAGTAACTTTAATTCTAAATAATTTGATGCAGACATTTTTTATTCTCCATATTCTGGTTGCATAACGGGGGTTGTACTAAATTTTGCCATATCTTCATCGCGCTTGGCTTCGTCTAATGCGATTGTAAATAATTGTCCAAATTGAGCGGTCTGTGCTTGATCCATTAAATAAGCATAAGCGTTAAATAAACTTCCGTATAAATAACAATCAGGATGGCGTGTTAAAATAGTTGATGTTGTAGTTGACGCACTTAAAGTTGGTATACCACCTAGATAAGTAATTTCTATTACGTAAGTACTATCTGGAGCATAACCAAATTTAATTTCTCCACCTATTACAGTAAATGCTTTTGGTTTACCATTAGTAGTAGTTGGATATTCTCTTTCTAATGCAGAAGGAGTCATATATTTTAATATTGTAGGTGGTGTTGTATTTACTTGAACATTACGAATACTTCTTACGTCGGATGGTAATAAAATATATGCATCTCCTACAACGCAAGTTGCTGTTACACGTTTAGCTTGAGCGCGACTTTCCATTTCCCTAGACATTCTAGCTTCGGCCATTGTAATAAAATCTGGTATTTTTGCTGTTAAATCATCGCGTGCTAACCAATTAGCTATTGATGTTTTTAATTCGTCGTATGTTCCTATAGCCATTAATTATCTCCTATAACTTCCCACCGCCAACACGAAATACTTTGTTGTCAGGATCGTTAAGCCATTTTTTCCATGCTTTAGGATTTTCTGCTGGCTGTCCTAATTTTCTTAACATATCGTAATAAACAACCGCTGGTATTTCAGCTATATGGCTTTGGTGTTTTTGTGTGTTACCTAATAATGAACCTTTTTGATATTCATTTGATAATTTTTTTGCATGTTCTATTACCGGTGTAACATCTGTTTCACTAGCAATAAAATCTTCGCCAATTTCTGTTTTAATTTCTGTTTTTTTGTATTTACTTTTTGATAAAATTCTATCTTTTGTAACCGGCATTTAAATCTCCAAAAATAGAGAGGGCTGTTACACCCTCTCTATAATCTATGTTATTAAGCTGTGTTTAAGTCAATAACTTGTGCGTGTGCTTTAGGTGCAGACATAATTAATGTCCACTCTGAAACAATCGCAAATTTAGTAGCATCACCCGTAGAAGCTACATCGGAAACTGCAAAATTACGTCCCGGTAAGTTACCAATACTATAATGATTTGTATCTAATAAGAAGATAGTATCATTAGGCATTACACGATCTATTGTTACATTTAAAGTACCAAAGTCTGTTAAATACATTGATACTGAACCAATGATTGTTGCCTCTTTTGGTGAAGTCATATGTAACTCATTAGTTACTACTGAACCTGAACTTAGATCAGAAAATGCTACTTTATTAGCTGGGCTAACGACCATCATAGAAGGTGCGCCACCATCAGTATATGCCGCTTGCATAGCAGTATCTACTTTAGCTAAAGTTAAAGCGGCGTTAGTTCCAGCTCTATCAGATGCGCCAACACCCGTACCAGCAGAAGTAGTTGATGCTCCTACTGCGGATTGATTAGTAATCCATGAAGTAAGAGTACCAGCTTTTCTTGGATCAGAACTTGATCTGCCTTGGTCAGTAACAAGAGATTTCTCAATGTCACGTCTTTGTTCAATACCTTTAAGTACTTTCACATAAGCAGTTTCACGATCACGACCAGCTTTATCTACTACATCTAAAGTACCAGACACACTTGCGGCTTGTACTGAGATTTGGTGATAATTACCAAGTCTTGTAGTTGCAGTTGGATTAGCATAAGAATAGTCTGCGCCTTCATTTACATAATTAGTACTTGCGGCGGCAGTTAATTCTTGTACTTGCCATTCGTGAAATACACCTTTTGTAGTTTCTTTTTTAGCATTACTGTAGATCGGTGTTTCTTCTGGATCAATTCGAGTTATTACATTCGATAGATCTTCTCTTTCACCTACAGCGTCACTAGTTTTATATGTTGCCATTTAACAACGCTCCCATAAAATTATGAACGGTTTTTTGCAAGCATGTAATTAATTGCATCCTCACGATTACCGCTCTTGTTGAGTTTATTTAAAAGTTCTTGCTCACGTCGTTGAGTGACTTCAGTTTTTGTTACCGGACGACCACTTTTTACCATTTTAGGGGCTTTTGTTACTTTCTTTTTAACAGCTTTATTTCCCGTTAATTGATCATATAACATAGCTTTCCTTAATACATTTATGGCTCTGTGATCTGAAGCATTTTGCAACTCTTGATCGCTAAATCCAAAACGCTTTGCATAAGTAACAACTTCAGTTTTTTCTTTCTGTGCTACTTTAGGATCTTGCCATTCTGGAATAGCTTGCAATAATTTTTCTTGCTCTAAAGCAAGATGTTGTTGCATTTTACCTTGAGCAATCTGCATTTGCTCCGCTTGAGCGCGTTGCAATACTTCTTGTTTCTCTCGGTATTCTTCACGTTTTACAGCATATGCTACCGGATCAGTTTCTTTTAATGCTTGCCAATCTGTATCATCCGCTGTTGCTTCTTGTAGTCGTTTAGTAATTTCTGCGAGTCCTTGCTCATAACGATTACGCTGTTCTAAAATTTCTTGATTTGCAGTATCTAATTTTCGTCTTTGTTCTGCTAAATCTTGAGTTTTTTTAGTATAATCCGATTGTCTAAGAACGCCACCGCGTAAGTCATCTATAGTCCACTCTGTTCCATCGATATTAACGACTTCAACTTCTTCTTGAGTGTTATCAATTTCTTCCTCGGTATTTTCTTCTTCAGCACTTTCGGCTTCTATTGATTCTTGTGCGTCAACACTTTCTTCAATAGGCTGATCAACTTGATCTTCAGTTGATGCAATAACTTCTTCTTCGTTTGGAGTGTTGTCGGAAGTATCCGCACTATCTTGATTTAGAAGTAAACCCACAGCGTCTTGCTGTGAAATCGATGCACTCTCGTTTGAGTTAGTGTCATTCATAATATTATCCTTTATATTTAAGATTAACCTTCATCTAATTGATGTAAGGCGATTTTTCCCGTAGAAACTACGGTTTCTAAATGTCGTTGTAATAGTTGGAGTGAACGCATTAATTTATAAGCGTTTTCGCGTACTTCTACATCGGCAATTTCTGAATTTTTTATTATTTCTAAATATTGCTTTTCTAATTCTACAAAAGCATTTATTAAAATTTCGTTCTTTAATAAGAGTTCCGCTTTTTGACCATTTGCTCTATCTTCACGGAGTTTTCCTTCATTCATACGAAAATCCTTTTATTGTGAACGTGGTAAATTAGTAGAAATATTTGCGCCAATTTGGGCTTCAATATTTCTTAACTCAGCTTCCATTTGTAATTCTTGTTTTCTCAGTTCTAATTTGTTTTGCATTTCTTCACGTTTTAATTGCAATTCAGCTTCCATTTTTTCACGTTTTAATTGTATATCAGCTTCGGCTTTTGCTCTTTCAATTTCGACTTCTGCCATAGCCGCTTGTGCTTCCGGAGATTGCCCCATTTGATTTTGTTGTTGCTCTTGTAATTGTTGCTGTATTTCTGGTGGTAAATTTTCAGGATCTAAATAGAATTGTGACGGATCTTTAAAACCAGCTAGTTCCGTAATTTTAGATAATGTATGTCTATACTGTCCTAAAGTAACTAAAGGATTATTTAATCCTAATTTTACTAAAATACCTTCTTGTTGTTTTAATATAGTATTTAAGAAAGCAACTTTTTGTTCTATTTGACCACTACCTAAACCAACATTTACTTCCATATCAAATTCTAATTCATCCCATTGATTTGGGTTCATTGGAATATAGTTATTTTGTAAACGAACTATTCTTTCGTAGTCTTGATGTTTTACTACTAACTGTTTGATTAATAAGAATAAATCTTTAAATCCAGTTTCGGCCATAACGCGGCACATCATTTCAATTTTACCTTGCGCGGCATTTAAAGTCGCTTGTACGGCCGTAGCAGTAGTTGATTGTAAAGCATCAGCATCTAACCCCATACTTGCTTTTGACAAGCCGGTTCGACTTTCTCTTACTTCATCTAAGTATTGGATTAATGGAAATGATTCCGGAGATACTCCGCCGGTTTGTAATGGTGTAACCATATTAGGCGCACGCGCTCTTACTATACCGCCGGTTTTATTATTTAATAAATCTTCTATTGATACTTGCCCTTCAACAGCAACAACTCTTGGATTATTAGTTGCATATAAAGCGTCTAACATTTGACGTAATACAGCAGTTTTAATTCTTTGAAGATCAGTAACTAATTCAGCTAATGAACGACCAACCATTCTATGCGGCATTAATATTGGAGAAATACACGCAAACGGAAATTTATCGAATGGTTCGTTTTCTACAATTTCATAACCTATTCCTAAAGTTACTATTCTTCTTAATTCAGGTATACCATCATCATCGGCATCAATTTTTATATAACTTTCATTAACTAAACACTCGCGCATTGATGGATCTGTATTTGCAGAATTATCAGCACCTTCCATATCGTCAAAGCGTTCTTGAGTTTCTTGTTCTTCTTCAGTTACACTTCCGGCAACACGATCTACTAATTCTCTATCGTATCCCATAGCAATAAGATCGCCAGCTTTTACAGTTGTGCGATGGCACATAAAATCGGCATCTTCAAATGATTTAGTTCTTTTAGAAATTAAAAATTCTTCAGGTGGTACGTTTTCTATTTTAACCTTACCATTAGTTTTAGTTCTTTTAATTTCGACGTTATATTGTTGGCCGGCAATTTCATCGCCTTGAATAACATCAAAACTTTCTTGCCCTACAATTTCAACATTATCATCCTGAATTAAACTTATTAATTCATCTTCATTTAAACCTTCGTATTGTTCATTTTTAATTGTAGATGTTTCATCCCAATATACTTTTAAAACACCAATTTTATTTAGTAATGAATCTTTAACCCAATTATGAATTAAACGGAAACCTTCATTATCAGATTGCATTATAAAGTTTACATAAGCCGTACATTGATCGGCATAACCTACATCTTCTGGCATACGACCAACAAATTTTACAAAGTCTGGAGTAGCTGTAAAGACTCGCATGATTGATGGCATAGCCCATTCAATAATATCACTTACTTCTGTAGCAATAACGCGTGATTTTCCGTCAACTTCATTACCTAATTCTTCTCCCATATAATAGGAGTGCGCTTCCATACGCTGACTCGCAAATTCCGAATCGGCATAGCCTAACGCTTGTTCGATTTCATTACGAACTATAGATTGAAGTTGAATGTCATCCATTTTTGGCATAATTATTTTTTCTTTCCAAAGATTGATTTTTTAACTTTTTTAGTTGGTTTTTTTGTTTCTACTTTAGCTTCCATAGCCGGTTCTACGCGTAAAATGCATCTTTCCATAGAAACACATCTTTTTTCAAATTCACAAATATCACATATTTTAAACATAAGTACCTCTTTCTTTTTTATAACTATGTTGTAATTAATTTGTATAAATAATAACTATGTTATATATTTATAGTAACGAAATTTTTAACAATTAGGAGAACTATAATGACTAAATTAAATTATAACTTTACTAGAAGATCTTTAAAAGTAATTGACCAAATTAAAGAAGAAATAAAATTTGCAGATCATAATATTGG